CAGCAAAACCAACTAACGTAAGAACTGAAGAAATGGATTTACAAGAAAAGAAAAAGGAAGGCAAAAAAGATGCCTGTTATAATAAAGTAAAGTCCAGATACGATGTTTGGCCCAGTGCATATGCTTCAGGAGCACTTGTCAAATGTCGCAAAGTTGGTGCTGCAAATTGGGGAACTAAATCGGAGGCAACTATGCATGAAGAAAAAAGATTCTGTCCTTTATGCAATAAAAGAGAAACAAGATCTGAGTGTTCTTATGGGGAAAAGGCATGGGATAAAGTTTCAGTAAAAGATGAAGAATATTCAATGGCAAGATCAGAACTGAAAACTATTGAAGATGCGGTAAAAAGACTCAAAGCAAAAGTTGGTAAAGGTGAAGGTTCTTTAGAAGCATGGGTTCAATCAAAAATCACCAAAGCAGCAGATTATATTGATACTGCAGCAGATTATATTGCAAGTGGAGAAATGGATGAATCTATTGGATTTGAAATAGATTCACTTGCACATAAAGTTGCAAGAAAAAGGGAAAAAATTAGAACTCTAGCGTCTAAAGGAACAGGCGGAGAGAAAGAAGTTGCCTCTAAAAAGTTGGGAGCAACTGCAGAATTACCAAAAATTAAAGAAGAAAGTTTAGTTAATAGAATTATAGGGGAAATTGTAGTTGAAAAGTGCTGGACTGGTTATAAAAGAAAAAAAGGAACATCAGAATTTGAAAAAGGTTCTTGCGTAAAGGCAGAAAATGTAACGATTGAAGATGCTGATGGAAACACTTTCGCAGAGGTAGTTGATTTAATCAAACCAGAACCAATCAAAGGATTTAAATCTCAAGTAGATGAAGCAACAAGACTTCAAGCACAAACAGGTAATGTAATTGGTATTACTCTTTCTTGGAGAGGAAAATACTATTCTCTAAAAATGTTTTTTCCTCAAGTTAAAATACCATCTCGCAAAGAGATAAACGACGAAATTCAAAAGGTTTATCCAGGTTCTGTGGTTGTTTATCATTCAGTATCAGAAATTCAACCAGGACAACCACTAATTCAAATGTGTGGTCCGCAAGGAGGAAGTTCTGCAAAACACGGACCATCAAAAAATTATGTAAAAACAATGGGAGAAGAGGTTGAGGTTGATGAAGACTGGCAGAAAATTAATCGTCAAGATAAAACCGATGGATTAAGTCAAAAAGCAGTTGACGCATATCGCAGAGAAAATCCAGGATCTAAACTTAAAACTGCAGTAACTGAAAAAAATCCAAAAGGAGAAAGGGCAGGAAGAAGAAAAAGATTTTGTAGTCGTATGACCGGAATGAAAGAAAGACTAACTTCAGCGAAAACAGCAAGAGATCCTGATAGTGATATTAACAAAGCACTCCGTCGCTGGAACTGTAAATAATAATTGAGGTTTTATTATGGCAAGTAATGATGTATATCTTGGTAATCCGTTATTAAAAAAGGCAAATACAACTCACGAATTTACGGAAGAGCAAATTCTTGAGATTGTAAAATGCATGAACGATCCAGTTTATTTTGCAAATAACTATGTAAAAATTGTTACTCTGGATCATGGTTTACAAACTTTTAAACCATATCATTTCCAAGAAAAATTAATTACAAACTTCCATAAACACAGATTTAATATCTGTAAGATGCCTCGTCAGACTGGCAAGTCCACCACTGTAGTTGCATTTCTTTTACACTATGCAGTTTTTAATGATAACGTTAATATCGGTATTCTGGCAAACAAGGCAGCAACGGCAAGGGAACTTTTAGATAGGTTGCAAACCGCATATGAAAATCTACCAAAGTGGATGCAGCAAGGAATTGTATCTTGGAACAAAGGATCTTTGGAACTGGAAAATGGAAGTAAAATCTTGGCTGCTTCTACTTCTGCTTCTGCAGTTCGTGGTATGTCATTCAATATCTTATTTTTGGATGAATTTGCGTTCGTTCCAAATCATATTGCTGATTCATTCTTTGCGTCAGTATATCCTACAATTACTTCAGGTAAGCAAACAAAAGTAATTATCGTTTCTACTCCACACGGTATGAATCATTTCTATCGAATGTGGCACGATGCTGAAAAAGGTAAGAATGAGTATATTTTTACAGATGTCCATTGGTCAGAAGTTCCAGGAAGAGATGAGGAGTGGAAAAAACAAACCATTGCAAACACATCAGAATCACAATTTAAAGTTGAGTTTGAGTGTGAATTCCTTGGATCTGTTGATACTTTAATTGCACCATCAAAACTTAGAACCCTCGTATACGATCACCCCAAGACCTGTAGCGCGGGTTTAGATGTTTATGAAGATCCACAGGACAATCACGATTACTTAGTTACTGTAGACGTTGCTAGAGGTGTAGGAAATGATTACTCTGCATTTGTTGTTGTAGATATTACTCAATTTCCACATAAAGTTGTAGCAAAATATAGAAATAATGAAATTAAACCTATGCTTTTTCCAAGCATAATTCATGAAACATCTAATGCTTACAATAAAGCATATATTTTATGTGAAGTAAATGATGTGGGAGATCAAGTAGCAAGTATTATTCAATATGATTTAGAATATAGTAATCTTCTTATGTGCTCTATGAGAGGGAGAGCAGGTCAAATTGTTGGTCAAGGATTTTCTGGAAAGAAAACTCAACTTGGTGTTAAGATGTCAAAAACTGTCAAAAAAGTTGGATGTCTAAACTTAAAAACTATGATTGAGGAAAGTAAGTTACTTTTAAATGATTATGAAATTATTTCAGAACTTACTACTTTTATCCAAAAGCACAATTCATTTGAGGCAGAAGAAGGATGTAATGATGATCTTGCAATGTGCTTGGTAATTTATGCGTGGTTAGTAGCACAAGATTATTTTAAAGAACTTACGGATCAAGACGTAAGAAAAAGATTATATGAAGAACAAAAAAATCAAATAGAACAAGATATGTCTCCTTTTGGATTTATATCTGATGGACTAGATGGTAATAGTTTTGTTGATACGGATGGTGATAGGTGGTTTGTTGATGAATATGGAGACAGAGCTTATATGTGGGATTACTTATCCTAATGGAAATTGATAAGCAACTAAAATTAGGACATTTATTATTAACTGATAGAAAATGTAGAGTATGTGGAGAAGTAAAAGATTTGATAGATGGATTCTATCGAACAAGAAAAGATAGAGGACCTGTTGCATCTTCTTATTCTTATGAGTGCAAAGAATGTACAGTAAAAAGAGTTATTAATTCTAGAAAAATACAATCAATCTCAGAAAAATGGGAATATCCCGATTGGTAAATGTTCGCGTCACATTTCCCTCGTGTAAAGTGGGTTTTTAATAAATAATTTTTAGTTAAACTGAGATTACGGAGAAAAACATGGCGACTCCTCAATTATCTCCTGGTGTACTTATCAGAGAGGTTGATTTAACTGTAGGGAGAGCTGATAATGTTTTAGATAATATTGGAGTGATTGCAGGTCCTTTTGCAATTGGTCCAGTTGATGAAGCGGTTGATATTACTACAGAAAACGAATTACTTAACGTTTTTGGAAAACCACTTTCAACAGACGCTCAATATGAATATTGGATGAGTGCTTCCTCATTCCTTTCATATGGCGGTGTTCTTAAAGTTGCTAGAGTAAATGGAAGCAACTTAGTAAATGCCAATGCTATTAGAAACTCTTCTGGAGTTTCAACTGCAGGAGAACCATCTCTTAAGATTAAGAACTTTGATGATTACCAAGCAAATTTTGCAGATGATATTGCAAATTATATTTTCACTGCAAAAACTCCAGGTTCTTGGGCAAATAATTTAAAGGTTTGTGTAATTGATGATAAAGCAGATCAAATTATCACTGTTGGATCAACTGTAGCTGGAGCTGCTCAAGTTGGTTATGGAATTACAACAACATTAACAAATGTTGTTTCCGCTGGGGTTGGAACTACTTCAGTATTTACTGGATATCTGAAAGGTATCATCACTGGCATCGGAACAAACACCCTCGATGTAAAAGTTGTTTCTCTTGTAGATACCGCAGGAACCGAAACTCTAGTTACTTACGCACAAAAATCAAGAGTAAGATCATTTACTCCTGCTACTGCTGGAGGAAATATTACGGTAAACGTAGTAGATGGTACTGGTGATGTTATTAACGATGGAACTGCAACTGTCAACACAGGCACTAATCCAATTCGTGATTGGTATGATGAGCAATTTCTTACTCTTAGTAATACTTCAATATATTGGAGTTCTATAGCACCAAAGCCAGGAACTTCTCAATATGCAGTACAAAGAAATGGAAAAAGTGATGAGATTCACGTAGTAATTGTTGACGACACGGGAACAGTTACTGGAATTCAAGGCAATTTATTAGAAAAACATATAGGTCTATCAAAAGCAACGGATGCAGTTTCTGCAGTTAATTCTCCACAAAAGATATGGTGGAAAGAATATCTGTCACTATACTCAAATTATGTTTATGTTGGCGATAATCCTTCTGACGAGGCAAATGCAAATGAGTTAGTTTCTGCGACAGGATTTTCAACAGCATTTACGCAATATACTAATAATGAAGGACTATGGAATAAAGATGCTCAAGATAGAACATATAGTGCTCTAGGAAATGTAACATATAATCTTTCTGGTGGAAAAGATTATACAAATGCCGGTGGAATGTCCGCTACTTTAGGAGATTTAATAACTTCTTACAATCTTTTCTCTAATGCAGATGAAATTGCTGCTGATTATTTAATTATGGGACCTGGACTTGGAAATAAGTTCGAATCTCAAGCAAAAGCAAATCACTTAATCTCACTTGCAACTCAAAGAAAGGATTGTGTTGCTGTAATCTCTCCTCATCGCGCAGATGTTGTTGATGTTACAAATCCAGATATTCAGACCGATAATATTCTTGAGTTTTTCTCACCATTATCTTCGTCTTCTTATGCAATCTTTGATTCTGGTTATAAGTATACTTATGACAGATTTAATAATAAGTTCCGTTATGTTCCATGTAATGCTGACGTTGCTGGATTGATGGTAAGAACTGCAATCTTTGCCTATCCTTGGTTCTCTCCTGCTGGCCAGCAAAGAGGAATTTTAAATAATGCAATTAAACTTGCATATAATCCATCTAAAGCACAAAGAGATCAACTTTATCCACAAAGAATTAACGCAATTATTAATCAACCAGGAATTGGAATTTTACTCTTTGGTGATAAGACTGCTCTTGGTTATGCATCTGCTTTTGATAGAATTAATGTTCGTCGCTTGTTCTTAACGGTTGAGCAAGCACTCAAGAAAGCAGGAGAAGCTCAACTCTTCGAATTGAATGATGCGATTACGAGAGCAAACTTTGTTAACATTGTTGAACCTTATCTCCGTGACGTACAAGCAAAGCGTGGTCTCTATGGATTCCTAGTTGTTTGTGATGAGTCAAATAATACTCCAGATATTATTGATAATAATGAATTTAGGGCTGATATTTACCTAAAACCAGCTAAATCTATTAACTATGTAACACTTACATTTGTCGCAACTAGAACTGGAGTTGCGTTTGAAGAAGTAGTAGGAACAGTTTGATTTATTAAAATTAATTTAGGAGGTATTAAAAAATGGCTCACACAATCCAGGATTTCAAAAAAGCACTTATAGGCGGTGGAGCGAGACCTAATTTATTTGAAGTTGCTATTCCAACTCTTCCAAATGGAGTTGATTTTGGTGGTACTGAAGGACAAGATAATTTCAGTATGTTGTGCAAATCAGCTGCTCTACCTGCTTCCAACATAGCATCGATTGACGTTCCATTTAGAGGACGTATTATGAAAGTTGCTGGAGACAGAACTTTTGATACTTGGACAGTCACTGTTATTAACGATGAAAATTTTGCAATTAGAAATGCTATGGAACTATGGATGCAAAAGATTGGTCAATATGGAGATGCAAGTGGTGATACCAATCCAGCAGATTATATGGTTGATGCTTATGTAAAACAGTTAAAAAGATCTGCTTCTACAACAGGATTTAACAGTCCTACAGGAAGCGGACTACAAGCAGCTGCTCTTTATAAGTTCTATTCAATTTTCCCAACTAATATTGCTGCTATTGATCTTTCATATGATACTTCTGATACCATTGAAGAATTCACTGTAGAATTCCAAGTTCAATACTGGACACCACAAGGTCCACAAGAGGCCTGGCAATAAAGATAAATATATCAAAATACGTTTAAACTTTAATAATGGCAAAATTATTTGGATTCTCTATTGAGGATAACGAACCACTATCTCCAAGTACGGTCAGTCCCGTTCCTCCTAATAATGAGGATTCTACTGACCATTACTTGAGTAGTGGTTTTTTTGGTTCATATGTAGATATTGAAGGAGTTTATAGAACAGAGTTTGATCTTATCAAAAGATATAGGGAAATGGCGCTTCATCCAGAATGTGACAGTGCCATTGAAGATATTGTAAACGAAGCTATTGTATCTGATACAAATGATAGTCCTATAGAAATTGAACTTTCAAATCTCAATGCAAGTGATGGCATAAAAAATAAAATTAGGCAGGAATTTAGATACATTCTTTCTCTTTTAGATTTTGATAAAAAATCACACGAAATTTATAGAAATTGGTATATTGACGGCAGATTATATTATCATAAAATAATTGATTTGAAAAAACCCCACGAAGGAATTAAAGAACTTCGTTATATTGACCCAATGAAAATGAGGTATGTAAGACAACAAAAAAAGGACCCCAAAGACAAGTATAGACTTGCGAATATTAATAATGATAATCCAATGGATTTTGAATTTCCGCAAATCGAAGAATATTTTATTTACAGTCCAAAATTAACATATCCAACAGGGAATCCATCTTCCATGGGAGGATCTCAAGGCATTAAGATGTCCAAAGATTCTATAACATATTGCACTTCAGGTCTTGTAGATAGAAATAAAGGTTCAACTCTTTCATATCTTCACAAAGCAATTAAGTCTCTCAATCAGTTGAGAATGATTGAGGACTCTTTGGTTATCTATCGCCTTTCTCGTGCTCCAGAAAGAAGAATCTTCTACATTGACGTAGGCAATCTTCCAAAAGTTAAGGCAGAACAATATCTTCGTGATGTTATGATGCGTTATCGTAATAAACTTGTGTATGACGCAAACACTGGGGAGATTCGTGATGATAAAAAGTTTATGGCAATGCTTGAAGATTTCTGGCTCCCAAGAAGAGAGGGTGGAAGAGGAACTGAAATTTCCACACTTCCTGGAGGTCAAAATCTTGGCGAAATTACTGACATTGAGTATTTCAAGAAAAAACTCTATCGTTCTCTGAATGTTCCCCCATCAAGAATGGATGGAGAAGGTGGATTTAATCTTGGACGTTCATCCGAAATCTTAAGAGACGAAGTTAAGTTCAGTAAGTTTGTTGCTCGTTTGAGAAAGAGATTCTCATATATGTTCCACGATATGCTGAGAACTCAACTTATTCTCAAAAATATCATTACCCCACAAGATTGGGATATTATGGAAGAGCATATTCAATATGACTTCCTATATGATAATCATTTTGCGGAACTTAAAGATGCAGAATTATTAAATGAAAGACTCAATATGGTTCAAGTTGCAGAACCTTATGTTGGAAAGTATTTTTCTCAAGATTATGTAAGACGTAAAATTCTTCGCCAAACTGACGAAGAAATTATTGAACAGGATAAGATTATTAAAAAAGAAATTAAAGATGGTATTATTCCAGATCCAAATACACCAATTGATCCTATGACCGGTATGCCAATGCAACCAGGAATGGATCAGGGGCAAGGAGCACCTGGAATGGATTTGGGGAAACCTGTTATGGAACCGGACATTAATGCATCTGCAATGGAACCTTCATCAAAGGCAGCAGAAATGCCCAAAGGTGGGGAGATATAAATAAAAGAAATTATTGATAGGTATTAAAATGGATGATCTTTTAGATATGATTGCGGCAGACGAATCTCCTTCACAAATCAGCGATAAAATCAAAGAACTACTTTTTGCAAAATCCGCAGAAAAAATTGATGATTTTCGTCCTTTAGTTGCAAATTCTATGTTTAATGGAGATACCGAAACAGAGGAAGAATGAAATCTTTTAAACAATTCATTTCAGAATCAGTAAATATTTCTGGAGATTTTAACGGAAATCTTTACATTAATTCTAACCAACCAGAACTACAATCCGTTGGTGAAGAATATGTTGCAGATGTTTTTTGGAATGGAAGCCTTTATAGAATGGAACTGACTACAAAAAATGGAGTTCCATCAAAGCAAGATTTGGGTGAACAATTGCAAAGAGAATATCCTGGAGCAATTGTTCATCAAATTTATCCAATGTTAGAAAAAAATACAAAGATTAAAAATACACAAAGGTATCATCCATCAAAATTAGAATGGATTTAATTTATGGCAATTTGGAATATAACGACTCAAGATTATTTAAATCAAGAAAGATCTTTATTTGAAGTTTTTGGTGCTGCTACTAGGGATGGAAAAATAGTAGATGAATATAATAGATTTCCCGTTTCTATAAATTCTGATGCTTTTGGAAGAACAAGAGTTTCAAATCCTCTTACACTTTTTGATTCATCTCACAGATATAGAGACAACAATCTGTGGACTAGTTTGATTGTAGGTACTGGTTCTACAGTTGGATTTGTTACGACACAAGGAGTAATTAATATTGGTATTGGAACTACTGCTGGATGTTCTGTTACCAGAGAAAGTATAAAAACATTTTCATATCAACCAGGAAAGTCATTACTGGTAATGAATACATTTGTTCCAGAACCACCAAAAGAAAACCTAAGGCAGAGAGTCGGATATTTTGGAGCAGATAATGGAATTTACTTTGAAATATCTGGTATTGGAAGTACTTCAGTAAGTTTTGTAGAGCGAAGTTTATCACTAGGAACAGAAACAATAGTCCCACAATCAGAATGGAATGGAGACAAATTAGATGGAACAGGTCATTCTGGAATTACTTTAGATCCAACCAAAGCACAAATTTTATGGACTGATATTGAGTGGTTAGGTCTTGGAACAGTTAGAGTGGGATTTGTAATTGGAGGAAAATTTATTCATTGCCATTCATTCCACCACTCAAATATAGTTCAATCAACATATATAACAACTGCATCATTACCAATAAGATATGAGATTGCAAATACTGGAGTAACCACAAGTTCAAGTATTCTCAAGCAAGTTTGCTCTACAGTTATTTCAGAAGGTGGTTATGAACTTCGTGGATTGCAACAAGCAGTAGGAACCGCAGTTACAAATCCAATTACATTAACAACTGCTGGAACGTATTACAATCTCGTATCAATTCGTCTTAAATCAAATCCAGATAGACTAGATGCAATTGTAATTCTAACCGCTATTTCTCTTATGGGTGGAACAAATAATGCAAATTATAATTGGCAAGTAAGAGCAAGTGGAACCACATCTTTAGGTTCTTGGACAAGTGCAGGTTCTGATAGTGCAGTAGAATATAAAATTGATTCTTCCGAAATTACTGGTGGAAGAGTGTTAGCATCTGGATTTTTTAATTCTTCACAGCAAGGTTCAAGTCCAGTTGATATTCTTAAAGAAGCATTATTTAAGTTCCAATTGGAAAGAGATGGTTTAACCAAAACACCTTATGAACTTTCATTAGTTTGTTCAGGTAGTGCAAATGGCGCAACTGTTTATGCTGCGATGGACTGGGAAGAAATCAGTAGGTAATTTGCAATTTATAAATAACTAAAAGTGTACTATAAAAATAATGGCTCATAGACCAGTTGGGGCGGGTTCCTCATTTACATTTACTGCAGGTGCTGCAACAACTTCATCTGCTTTTACAGTACAATCCAGTGTTTTAAGAGTGGTTGCAGTTGGGGCCGCAGCCCACGTTGCTATTGGAGTTACTCCTGCGGCAACTAATACTGATTATTATGTTCCATCCGGCGAAACTGTAACTTTGGGATTAACCAAAGCATCTAATAGAGTTGTTGGGGTAACGACAGGAACAACAACTATTGTTACTGTACCAGAAGGAACTCAAGTTCCATTTGCCGTTGGTGACTATGTATCTTTAACTGCAACTGGTCAATCTTATTATGATTTTACTCACCAAGAAGTTTTATCTGTTAATACTACTTCTGGATTTGATGGGTATCATCAAACAAAAATGACAGTAAATTATAATTCAAGTGGAATTGTTACTGCATTTTCCTCTCAAGATGCCTCGATTGTAATTTCAAATAAAATTTCTGCCCGTGGTGTAGGTTCAGGAACTCTTTACTATCAACAAGTACAAATTACAGGACAAGCATAATGAAACTTATCAGAGAAGAGATCGAAAAGGTAGAAGTTATTACCGAAGGAAAAGGTAGTAATGCAAAACTTTATATCAAAGGTCCATTTCTACAAGCAGAGTGTGTAAACAGAAATGGGAGACTTTATCCTCTTTCAATTATGGAGAGAGAAGTAAAGCGTTATACTGAAAGTTATGTAAACAAAGGTCGTGCTCTGGGAGAACTTGGTCACCCAGATGGTCCCACGGTAAATCTTGATAGGGTATCACACAAAATCGTTGAACTTCATCAAGAAGGCAATAACTTTATTGGTAAAGCACAAATCTTATCTACTCCTATGGGTAAGATTGCAGAATCTCTTCTTAAGGATGGAGTTTGTCTCGGCGTTTCTTCTCGTGGTATTGGTTCTCTGAGAGAAAACCAAAAAGGTTATAGAGAAGTTGGTGAAGATTTTATGCTTGCAACTGCTGCTG